CTACCACGTACACTAGTCAATAGAGATTTGATACTAGGAGAAGATACAACTTCTAGGTTTGATGACTCTTGGTTGATTGAGATGTATATAGAATCAACTGAAGGTTTTGCTGGTCAACAAGAAATTATATCTAAATTTGGATTAGAAATTAGAGAAGACACTACATTTATGGTGTCTAAAAGAAGTTGGGATTATCACGTAGGTCAAAAAGATAGTTTGATTGCAACAGGCAGACCTAACGAAGGTGACATAATATATTATCCTTTAATGAACTCGTTTTTTGAAATACAGTTTGTTGAAGATCAGGAACCATTCTTTCAATTAGGTCAACTGCCAGTTTACAAATTAAGAGTAACACGTTGGGAATATTCTTCGGAAGAACTCAACACAGGTCTTACTACTATTGATGACGCTGAGGACACTTATACTTTAAATCAGTTAAATTACAAATTTACTTTAGAGTCTGGAACAGTTGCAGAAACAGGTGAAGGTTCAATTATATTAGAAACAGCATTATCTACTGGAGAACCTGCTTTCTTATTAAATGAAGATTTTACTGCTTCAGCAATACAAACGCAATCATCTTACGCTTCTAATACTGATTTAGATACTGAAGCAGGTTTTGATACTGCTTCTACTTTAGATGATATATTAGATTTTACAGAAAGAAATCCATTTGGAGATGAGGACGCATAATGTTAGGTAACAGATTTTATAATCAAAGTTTTAGAAGATTAATTATTGCATTTGGTCAAGTGTTTAATAATATAGTTATACAAAGAACTAATAGTACAGGTGGTGTTACTAGTAGAATTAAAGTACCACTTGCATATGCACCAAAAGAAAAATTTTTAGTTAGATTAGATCAACAAGCAAATTTAAATAGTAGAGAATTTGCTACTTCTTTACCTCGTATGGGTTTTGAAATTACAGGATTATCATATGATCCTAGTAGAAAGTTAACTCGTGTTCAAAAATATTCACAAGTAAAAACAGGTGAAGACGGTAAAAAGATGAATTTTAATTATACACCTGTGCCTTACAATATTAGTTTACAATTATATGTTTTTACAGCAACTGCTGAAGATGGATTACAAATTATAGAACAAATTTTACCTTTCTTTCAACCTGATTTTACAGTAACTATAAATCAAGTGCCAGACTTAAATATTAAAAGAGATGTGCCTATTGTTTTAGGTAACATAAACTACGAAGATAATTACGATGGCGATTTTACTACAAGAAGAGCAGTTATATATACATTAAGTTTTACTGCTAAAACATATTTATTTGGACCAATGAACAATAGTAATGTTATTAAAACTGCTCAGACAGATGTAGGTTCAGATACAGATAGTCCGTTGACTAGAGAAGAAAGAATTGTAGTAATACCTAACCCAACAACTGCTGACGCAGATGATGATTTTGGATTTACAACAACAATTAGTTTTTTTAATGATGGTAAAAGATATAATCCATCAACTGATAGTGATGAATAAAATATGTATGAAAATAAAATATGGGTAATTGATAATATAATAAATTTAAATCTACAAGAAGAAATTAAAACTCTTTTTTTAAGTAATAATTTTCCTTGGTTTTTTATTCCAGATATTACAGATACCGACAATAAACAAAAAAGACCTGGTCTACAACACCTTATCATTGATAATAGGGAAGAAAATAGTCCATTCGTAAATTTAGTAAAACCAGTCATAGATTATAGTTGTAATAATATAGGTTTTAAATATAATAATATTGAAAGAGTTAAAGCATTTTTACAATTTTCATTAAATTTAAATGATTATTCAGTTGATTTGCCACATATTGATAATGAGAAAAAACATTTGGTGATATTATATTATGTTATTGATTCAGATGGTGACACTATAATATACGATAGAGATGAAAAAAAAATTTTAAAGTCAATTACACCAAAACAAGGTAAAGTTGTTATATTTGATGGTACATACTATCATACAGCGCAACAACCAAGAAATGGAAATAGATGTGTAATTAATTGTAATCTAACCTGATAAATAGTAATATGTCAAATTTAGAAGATAAAGTAAATGAAATTTTAGGTGTAGAAACAAAAGCACCTGTTGAACAAAAAGAATTTAAACCTTTAGTGCCACGTATGGAAGAAAAAGGTAAAGAAGATGTTGATAATGATTACAAATATAGTAGAGAAAATTATTATAATTTAATTGAAAGAGGACAAGAGGCAATACAAGGTATACTTGACATTGCAAAAGAAGGCCAGCACCCTAGAGCATATGAAGTTGCAGGACAATTAATTGGTCAAGTAGGTCAAACGGTAGATAAACTACAAGACTTACAGAAAAAACTAAAAGATTTAAAAGAAGTACCTAATAAAACAAGTGCCAATATAAAGAATGCTTTATTTGTTGGATCAACGGCAGAATTGCAAAAAATGTTAAATAAAAAAACCGTTGAAACTAATAGTGAAAGAAAAAGTGAAAATGAAAATTTTGAAGGCAAAGACATCACACCAAGATAAAGAAGTTTTTAGAATTAGTGAACTAACTATTATTAAAAATAGTAAACCATTAAAAGAGTTAATTAATGGTGAAAAATTAATTGATCCAATAGAAGTTATATTACATTTAAAATCTAGTAAATTAAGATATGGTTCAATGGGTATACCATACATAGAAAAAAGATATAGTGTAAAAAAGGGTAGTCAAAGGGTTGTAGCTGCTCAAAAATTAGGATACACGCATATAGAAGGTATTGTTGTAAATGACTGAATTAAAAAAATTAGTAAATGAATATATTTTGCCTTATGAGTCTTTAATTGGAGGATATACTATTCCAGATTATGTATGTGATGAGGTTATAGATTATCATAAGAAATCTGATTTAAAAACACCTGGTATACAATATTTTGATGGAAAATCAATGGTGGATTATAATATTAAAGAATCTGTGGATGTTCATATACGTGCAGGTAGATGTCCTGATTTAACTTCATATTTTGAATCATTAGAAATATGTTTAGATAGATATTTAATGAAATATTATTTTGCAAATGAGGTTCAAAAATTTAAAATTATAGAGCAAGTTAATATTCAACACTACAAACCAGGTGGTGGATTTAAAAATTGGCATATGGAAAATTCTGGTGGTAAAAATCATCTTAATAGACATTTAGTTTTTATGACATATCTAAATGATGTTGATGATGGAGGAACCGAGTTTTTATATCAAGGATTAAAAACACCTGCTAAAAAAGGATTAACTGTTATTTGGCCTGCTATTTGGACACACACTCACAAAGGTGAGGTTTCAAAAACAAAAGAGAAGTATATAATCACAGGTTGGTATTCTTTTGATCGGAGTTTTGATGAGTAATGACGCATATTTAGGAAATCCTAATTTAAAAAAAATAAACACACCTGTTGAATTTACAAAAGAACAAATAGTAGAATATCAAAAGTGTGCTAACGATCCTTTATATTTTATGGAAACTTATGTGAGAATTGTATCACTTGACGAAGGTCTTGTACCATTTAAGATGTATGACTTTCAAAAAAAGATAGTAAATACTATTCACAATAATAGATTTACAATTTGCAAATTACCTAGACAATCAGGTAAATCAACAACAACTATTTCTTATTTAATGCACTATGCAATGTTTAATCCGAACTCTAATATTGCCATACTTGCTAACAAATCATCAACTGCTAGAGATATATTAGGAAGATTAAAACTTGCATATGAAAACTTACCTAAATGGATGCAACAAGGTGTAGTTAATTGGAATAAAGGTAATATAGAGTTAGAAAATAAATCAACTATTGTAGCAGCTGCAACATCATCATCTGCTATCCGAGGTGGTTCTTATAATATAATATTCCTTGATGAGTTTGCTTTCGTGCCTACTAACATTGCCGAGATGTTTTTTAGTTCCGTTTATCCTACAATATCTTCAGGACAAAAAACTAAAATGATTATTGTATCTACGCCTTACGGTATGAATCAGTTTTACAAATTATGGATAGACGCAGAAAAGAAAAGAAACGATTACATACCTATTGAGGTACATTGGTCAGAGGTTCCAGGT